AATCCATTCCGACAACCGGAGTTTCGGCGGCGGCAACAGGCTGTCCCATACCGCTTGCCGCAATGTCGCCAGCGCCGTTGTCATCGTCCTCGTCACCAAGTTCGGAAAGCGCCGACCGAATTTCTTGGCCGATCAGGTCAACATCGTAAGTCGTGAGGTGCGGCAGCATCTGCCGACAGCGCGAAGGCACCGACAGAACCGCGTTGCGGATGCGGCGGCCTATCGAAACCCATTCGTTCCGCACGTCCGTTTTCGAAACCAGTTCGCCGCGCATGGCCGCGTTTTTCATGGCGGTCTGGTCGGCCTGTTCGCGCGCCAGTCGGTGGCCAAGCAGGTCGTGCCGGCCGACTGGTTCCGCTACACCAAGAGCGGCATTACCTTCTTCGAGAACTACTTCGGCATCCCGTACCCGTTCGAGAAGTACGACCAGCTGGTGGTGCCGGACTTCCTGTACGGCGCCATGG